ACATCGCTGAAATCGCACTTTCTTATAAGGTTCTCTTGCACTCTATTAAAATCTGCTATATATCTAAATCACTATACAATTAATTAGAACATAGACGCGTATAGTCGACGGCCTAGAGACTATGTTCAAAAAACTAGGAGGATATAAATATGGCAAATACAACATTTTCGGGACCGGTAAGAGCGGGAACGATTTCAAACACAACAGGTACAGTACTTGGATCTAACATTGCGAATGTTGGACAAGTTGTAATGGCTCAATCAGTAAAAATTGACATTATTGGTGCTTCACATTTAAATCAAGTTTGCGCAGTAGTTCCAGCAAATTCACAAATAGTAGACGTTATTCTTAACGTAACTACAGTGAATAATGATGGTGGTGCAGCAACTGTTTCAGTGGGAACCGTAGCGGATGCAGATGCATTTATAAATGCAGCTAATGTTAAAGCTTTAGCAACTACTCACGGTACTTTAGACACAGAAGCAACTAATGTTGGTGCAACTGACATACAAGTTCTTGCTGATTTTACAGGTGCTAATGGAGATAGTACAACTGGTGCAGCTACAGTTACTGTTATGTACTTACAAAATAATTCTGTTCAAGACGCAGCAGATCTATAATAATTAATTAGTGTGGGGCTTCGGCCCCACATAAATTTAATAGGAGAAAAAAATATGGTATTCGGATCAGATAACGAAGCAACACAACAAACGACTGAGACAGGAACAGTTCAGTCTGGAAGAACAAGAGTTTACGGATTGTATTATACTGGAACCGCTACTGCTGGAGACATCGTTTTAAAAGATGGAGGATCTGGTGGAAGTGCAAAAGTAACTCTTTCAAAAGCAGCCGTTGCAGAATCTAAAATGGTTGAGTTTCCAAGACCTGTTTTATTTAAAACAGATGTATTTGCAACTTTTACGACTGAACAAGTTACGTCTATTACTGTTTTTCATAGCGGCGGAAACCAAGATTAGGAGGCTGACTAATGGCCAACACGACTTCTGGAACTACAACGTTTGAAAAAACTTTTTATATCGATGAGATAGTTGAAGAGTGTTACAACAGACTTGGGCTGTTTGATATGAGCGGTTACAATTTAAAAACCGCAAGAAGATCTTTAAACATAATGTTTCAAGAGTGGGGTAATAGAGGACTTCATTATTGGGAAGTAGGAAATACAAATATTACTTTAGTTAATGGTCAAAACGAATACGCCATTTATCGTTCTACAGGTGACGGAAATTCTAACGGAGTTACTTCAACTTTAACAGCAGCCATAACTACAACTTCTCAAACCACTGGAATTACAATCGCTTCAAAAGATAGAATGCCTACAGAAGGAACAATCAATGTAGGTTCTGAAAATATAAGCTACACAGGATTTAATAGTTTAGAATTAACTGGAGTAACAAGGGGAGTTAACGGAACAACTGCAGCTACTCACTCTAACGGTGCTGCTATCACTAATTTTGTAAATGGTGCTTCTGATATTTTAGAAGCTTCTTTTAGAAATAGCTCTAATGTTGATTCACCTTTATCAAAAATAAATAGATCAGCTTATCAAGCTTTATCTAATAAATCGGCTACAGGTCAGCCATCACAATATTTTGTTCAAAGATTTATAGACAGAGTAACTATTCAATTATATTTAACACCCGGATCTTCAGAGAATGGTCAAGCTATTAATTTTAATTTTGAGAAAAGAATTCAAGATGCAGGTGCTTATACAAACGCAACTAATGTTCCATACAGATTTGTACCTTGTATGGTTGCAGGCTTAACTTATTACTTATCTATGAAATATAAAAAAGATGAAACACAAGCTTTAAAACTAATATACGAGGATGAATTGGCTAGAGCTTTAGCAGAAGACGGATCTCCATCAAGTACGTTTATATCTCCTAAAAGCTACTATCCTACAGCATAATTATGGGAAACACAGCACGAGGAAAATACGCAAAATTTATTTCAGACAGATCTGGATTAGAATTTCCATACAGAGAAATGGTTAGAGAATGGAATGGTGCAAGAGTCCATAGTTCTGAATTTGAACCTAAGCAACCTCAATTAGAACCAACACCTTTTACAGCTGACCCTCAAGGTTTACAACATCCAAGACCTGCAAGAAAAGAACCACCTACAACTGATATTTTACCAGAAAATCCTTTTTCAACTAACGGCACAACAACAATAACAGTTAGCCAACCTTTTAGTGGATTAGTAAATAATGATCAGGTTAGATTTACAGGATTACCAAGACCCATTGGCGGTGTTCCAGTAGCCGCGTTTACTTTAAAAACTACTTTGGCTTCTGATTTAACAGCCACTGAAGTTGGATCTTTAACTTTAACTGATGCAACTTATTATCCAAATTCAGGATATTTAATGATTCAAAAAGTTATTGAACCTGGTATATTACCATCACCAAATGAAAATATAACTGTAGGTCAATTTCAAAATGAAGTTATTCAATATAGCTCAAAAGCAGGTAATGTTTTAAGTGGTTTAATAAGAGCATCTGCAGCGCCTTTTAGAGGCGTAACGTTAAATCCTACTATAGCTGGAGCTCACAGCTCTGGAGCTATTGTTTTTGGGTCTTATCCAATAACAATGATTGAAACAACGGTTAACCAAGCTGGACAACCACCACAAGTTACTGTAAAAAATAGTTATAGTTTTACAGTTAATTCAGCTGCAACATCAACAGAAACAGGAGGAGGATTTCAAAGTATTGTAAGTCCTTTAAACGATAGAGCATGACATATTTAGAATTAAAACAAAAAATTTTAGATTACACAGAAGTTAGTTCAACAGTGTTTACCGATACTATCATTCAAGGTTTTATTGAAGATGCTGAATTTAGAATTTTAAGAGATGTTGATTCGGATAATAACAGATTTTATGCAACAGCTAGTTTAATCGTTAATCAAAGATATGTTTTAGTTCCTGAAAATACCTTAGTTATTAGATCAGCTCAGATTGTAAAACCGCCAAGTGGCAGCGAAGACAGAGGCTTTTTACAGTTTAGAGACACCAATTTTATGAGCGAATATAACCCTACGGACGCTACAGGAGAGCCAAAATACTATGGTTGGTGGGATGCGAACAATATTGTATTTGCTCCTGTTCCAGATCAAACTTATGAAATTCAGATAAATTACATCTTGAAACCCACTGGATTATCCGCTACAAATAGTACTTCATATTTAGGTACGAACTTTCCCAACGGACTTTTATATGCATGCCTAGTCGAGGCTTACGGATTTTTAAAAGGCCCACAAGATCAGTTGACACTATACGAAAATAGGTATAAACAAGCTGTAGAGGCCTTCTCAATCGAAGCGATGGGAAGAAGAAGACGAGATGAATATCAAGCTGGTGTTCCTCGTATAGGAAAACAATAAGGAGTTTTATGGCAATTACACAAGCAGTAGCAAATAGTTTTAAGAAACAACTATTAGAAGCAAAACAAAATTTTTTAACATCAGGATCTGGTGGAAATAGTTTCAAGTTAGCTCTTTATTCTAGTTCAGCAACTTTAAATTCAGCAACAACTGTTTACACAACAACAAACGAAGTTAGTAACTCAGGATCTTACTCAGCTGGTGGAGGAGCTTTAGTAAACTCTGGAACTTCAATTTCAGCTGGTGTTGCAAGAACAACGTTTGCAAATTTATCTTTCACGTCTGCAACAATTACTGCAAGAGGTGCTTTAATTTATAACACATCACAGTCAAACGCTGCGGTTTGTGTTTTAGATTTTGGTGGAGATAAAACAGCAACATCTGGAACGTTCACAATTCAATTCCCAGCAAACACATCAACTGCCAGTATCTTAAGGATATCAGGTTAATTAGGAGGTAGCCTCCTATGGCCGATAAAACATATACAGTCACTGTCGCAAGTGGAAACTTATATGGTGGTGGTACAGGTAATGTTTTTTATTTAGACGGAGTTAGAAATGCGACAGGACCCGGTGAAATTGATTGGGTTCAGGGAGCCACTTTAAGATTTAATCAAGACGATTCTTCTAACGTTAATCATCCATTATTATTTACAACTGATGCATCCTCACCAAATTCCTATAGAATTACAACTGGTGTAACTTATAATTTAGACGGATCTACAGTTCCTGAAAGTGATTACATAACCACAGCTTCTTTTAATGCTGCAACCACTCGATACGTAGAAATTACACCTGCCAATAACACTGACTTTTATTATTTTTGTTATGTGCATGGAATTGGAATGGGTGGACCTGTTGATATTCAACAAGATGTTTGGGGAGCTCTTTCTTGGGGAGAAGGAGGATGGCAAGATCAAGGTTCTATATCCGTAACTCCAACAGGAATTGGAACTACTTTTACTTTAGGTTCCATAACTGTAAACGCAACCGTCGAGGAAGGTTGGAGTAGAGAAGCTTGGGGTCAACAAGTTTGGGGTGATAATGAAAATTTTGTAGAGGTTGATTTAACAGGAATTGGTTTAACAGCTAGCCTTGGATCAGTAACAATTAATGCTGAAGTAAACACCGGTTGGGGAAGAGCTAACTGGGATGATTTAAGTTGGGGTGTGAGTTTTGCTAATCAAACTGTACAACCAACTGGAATAGGAATGACTGCAAGTATTGGAACACTTTCAATATCAGGAGAAGTAAACACCGGTTGGGGAAGATCTAATTGGGGTGAATTAGGTTGGGGAATTGCTTCAACTTTAATACCTACTGGATTTTCAATGTCATTTTCTTTAGGCACAGTAACGACAACCACTGAAATCAATACTGGTTGGGGAAGAAACGAATGGGGTCAAGGCTTATGGAATAATGATGGTGATCAATTAATCGTTCCAACAGGATTTGGAATGAATGTAATTCAGGGTAACCCTAGTATTCAAACCGAAATTAACACTGGTTGGGGTAGAAGCACTTGGGGCGCATTAGATTGGGGTGGTTTCTCAGATTCTATAATTGTAGGTGTTTCTGGAAATCCTATAACTGTGTCATTAAACAGTGTTACAGCTACGCCAAATACGATAGTTACACCCACTGGAGTTAGCACAACAGTTAATTTAGGGACACTTGACGTTTCTGGAACAGCTGATATAACACCTACAGGAAATAGCTTGACAGTAGCCACAGGATCGCTTAATGCTATTATCTGGAACCAAGTTGATACAGGCACAGCACCCACTTGGAAAAATGTTGACACAGCTGCTTAATTTTAATAAAATACGAACAAATAAGGACTTAAAACTATGGCAAACAGTACATCAAGCTTTTTAAAACTTACCGTACAAGCAACTGGTGAAAACTCAGGTACGTGGGGTACAATTACAAACACAAACTTATTAATTCTTGAGCAAGCATCAGCTGGTTATGAAGCAGTAACACTTAATGCTACAACAGGAGCAACTTTAGTTGCAACAA